TCAGCATCTACCATATCAATGGTTACTTTTGCCACAAAATATTTTTCATCCATAGTTTTTAGTTTTTATAATTATCTGTAAATTTATTTAATAAGTCAATAGGTTATCTCTTAACAATTAAAATTTCGTGAGATTCCTTTGAGTTGGTTATACCCATTTCATTTCTATTCTTTCCAATTCTTGTTTCACCATTACCCATAGAGTAATTCCATTTAGGGTAGAATAATTCAAAATCCTTATAGTATTCTCTAATGGTTTCACAATTATTGTAGGATAATACAAAATCACCTTTATGATTTAATAACAAGTCTCTTAGTTTTTCGTGATTAAATCCATCGTGATGAACGGGAATATTTCTCATAGGATAAATTCCTGTAAACATTTTATTATCCTCATCTTTTTCTAAAAAATAAGGAGGGTCTAAGTATAGAAATTTATCAGGGTTATTTTCAATTACCGACTCAAATGACGATTGATTAACTTGTAGATTAGGTAATTTAAAATTTTTTATTTTGGTAATCATACCTTCCCACTTTTTATCAGTTAGATAAACATTTGAACCCCATCCTAAATAACCAGGACCATAAGAAGTATTGTGATTGAAATAGTAATAGGCTGCTGCGGTTATATCATCCAGTTCAATAACATTATCTCTTTTATAATAATCAGTTTTCCAATTTGATAATAATGTTTGTGTGTTATCCCAATTTAATAATATTTCTTTTATTCTTGAGTATTCTTCTTGTGTTGGTTTTATTTCTGATAGTTTTTCAGATAACCCAATAGGATTTTCTAATAACACTTGCCAAAAGTTAACCAATACGTCAAAGATATCAAAACCATATACTTTTTTTCCTAATAATGCCCAATGAACCTCAAGAGAACCCCCGCCAATAAATGGTGAATATATTTCATCGTAACCTTTAACAAAGGGGGTAATAAATTTAATTCCCCTTGTTTTTCCTCCCGCGTATCTTAAAGGTGTCTTCATTTAATTTTATTATTTTTTTTATCTTCCATAAACATACTATATTTTTCTAATAAATCAAAAGGTATTTGTGTATTACTTTCTTGGAAATTCCATTCAGGATATTTTAAAAACTTTTCACGATATTCATTTAAACACAACTCCTCAACGTATGTCATATCCAAAGGAATTTCAGATTCGTGTTCTTCAAATATTCCTTTTATTTTTGTTTTAATTGAATTTGAAAATTTGCAGTAAACTAAAACTTTTTTATCTTCTTGTAGTTTTCGATAAATTAAATTGTGAACCGCGTATCTTGTCATACTTGGAGTTCCTGTTAATGTGTTAACATAGAATCCTATAGTTCCGTTTAAACCACTCTTGTCAGAAGATTTTCCGATTTTTAAAATATCTTTTGTATTGTCAGGATTAACCTCAATAAAAAAATAAACTCTACCACTTTTATTTTTTTTAGTGGTAGAGTCAATATTCCATTTAAATTTTAATAAGTTAGTTTTGTTTTCATTTTTAATAAATTCTCCAACAAATACTACATCTTTATTTAATACAAACTGATCTATAAAATTCATTCAACTTAATTATTTATCCAAAAAATGGGATAATTTTTTCATTAAGTCAACCGTTTTGTCATTTACTCCAAGATTATTTGTATCTCTTAATTTTTTTTCTTCTTCAATATTCTCTTCAAATTTAAATCTATCATCCTTATCCAAGAATAAATAAGCCCCAGGTGTTGATGGAGATGAAACCAAATCAAAACAGATTAATTCAAAATCATCTTGAACTTCGTTTTGTTCTCCAACTTTTTTAAGTGAACCAACCCCTCTTGAGGATATTCCAAGTGTTACTCCCTGTCTTAGATAGTTTGCCGCCATATCACCTTTAGTGGAAACAATTCCTCTTTCGTGAAATCCTGGTGATGTTAAAAGTTTTAATTTACCCATAAGAACAGGTCCGTCCCACCATATGTCGGTAATTATGTGAGAGACTCTATCCAAATCAATTAAAGATGATTCAGGATGGTTTAACTCCGATAAAGAAGTTCCTTTCTCAATCATCTTTTTATAATTATCGGCCTCTCTTTTTAATATTTTCTCAGGATAAATTCTACCATTTCTATTTGGAGTATTGTATTTCTGTAAAACCGCATAAAACTCAAATGGTTTTGAATGGTCTAACATTTGTTTAGACTCCATAATATATTTATTATTTACGTCATTAGGTGATATATATCCTGCATCCGCTTCAATAAGGATTAGTTTTTTACCTAATTCATTTTTTGTATTTATGTTCATAATTTAAACTTTTTTTAAAGTTAATATACTATATAAATACTTGGTAGTTTAACTTTGTTTGATTAATTCTTTTTTTGATTTAGAAAGACTATATTCAAAGTAATCCGTTTTTGAAAATACAAAATTATTAATATCTTTGGACATTTTTTTAAAGTAATTTTTAAAGTAAGATGATTTAAAATCTAATTCCGTTTTTTTAAGGTAAAAATTAATTTCTAAACTCATAAAAGATTTTTTTCCTTGTGTTATACCACTAGATCTCAAATCTAAATCAACAATAAAGTTTTCTTCAAATATTTCCCTGTCGAGTAAATCAAAAATTAAATGTTTTATTTGTCTTGACATATTTAAGACAATTCTTGACCAGTTTTCGCTTTCTTTTATCGGAGTTATCCAAGTTTGAATGTTTAGATAAATGGATTTAAAATTAACAGAGTCTACGGTTCCGTACATAACCTTCATACTCTTAAACCCCTGAATTTTTGAGGTTTTCCCTTTTTTCATTCGTTTTCATTTTTTTTTAGTTTATTTTAAAAAATAATAAGTATATTTAATACCATAGTCAAAAAAAAATTAAATAAACAAGATATATATAACAATATGATAATTGTAAAATTAAATAATAACATGCCATTAGAGAAGGCGTTAAAAATTTACAAGAGTAAGGTAATTAAGACAAGACAACAATCAGAACTAATTGACAGAAAAGAACACAAAAAAAAATCTGTTCACATTAGAGAACAGATTAAAAAAGCTCAGTACGTTCAGAAAAAATTTAAATCAAACGATTAAAGATTTTCTTTTAAAGATTTTAGTCTAACGTAATTAATTTTACTATACTTTTCGGAATTAACCTTTTCTATAGTTTCATCAATTTTTGATGTGACAGATTCATCATTTTCGGTTGATTTTATTTCATTTAATTTCTCTATGACAGATTCCTTAATTAAATCGTATTTTAATGATAATGAATCATCACTTTCCTGTAATAAAGATTTTAATTCTTTTTGTTCAGATTCATTTAAAGACTCAATATAATTTGCGAAAGTTTTATTTGCAATATTAATCATTGATTTTATTGGTATATTTAAAACTTCTTTAGGTTTTTCTTCAGATTTTGTAAGACCCTCAACTATAATATTTTTACTTTTAATATTTGATTCTAAATTAAGAATGTTAATATTAAAAATATTATCTATATTTTCATATTGATTTTCTATTTTTACATTACCAACCCATTTATTAATTTTATCAAAATCACTTTCTTTTATTTTATTTAGAGTATTTTCATAAATTTTAATAGATTCATTAATGTAATCTTTGGCAATACTTTCACTTAATCCTTTATTTGAACTTAATTCACCATACAGGTAAAAAAGTTTACTTATATTTTTATTTTCTAACACTAAAGAATTAAATTTTTTAATTTCTTCTTTAAAAGTATTTTTTGAATACGATTCTAATAATACTTTTTCTATTTTTGATTTTATAATTCCGAATCTCATTTTATTATTTTTTTATTATTATAAATATCAGTCTCTAAGTATATTTCTTAATTGTTCTTCCATTTCGCCCAAAGAATTTCTCGCTTTTGATAAATCAATAAAAGAATCGTCACTTATTAATGAATCGCTTTCCAATAAAATATTCAAATTACTTTTAGATTTTGATTCTGGCGCCAATCCAGGACCACCTCCTCCTTCTTCAGGTGGAGGTGGTGGCGGAGCTCCTCCCCCCATCTCCTCCATCCCCCCTCCTCCAGGTGGAGGTGGTGGAGTTGCGCTAGATGATGTCGCACCTGTAACTTGTTTATATAATTTATCAACATTATCAAATATACCTGTATGAGTAATCATTGTTGCGGTATTTAATAACTCAGCACCAACGGCTCTCTCAATTCTTTGTTGTTGTAAATCAAGTTTAATTTCTTCATCAGAAAAACCTAAAATATGTTTCTTAGCCCAAGAAAATGATGTAGGCGCAATACCTGTTTGGTCAGCGGTAACCGCATCTTTATATGCCAATATTTTTTCTTTCCAAATTTCAACCGATAATAAATCAGCTTGTTTTGATGGATTTGTAAGACCTAACATAAAATTAGATAACTCATCTTCAAAACCTAATAAGAATAGATGAATAATCGCAACTTTATTTAATTCCGATATTATAGATTTTTGAATTCTATTTATTGTTCTAGCAAAACGAATATCCATTAAAGATAAGTTTTTACCGTCCCCAACCGGTTCTTCAAACCCTAAAAATGCTTTTGGAACACGTAAAGCGGTCAACAATTTCTTTTGGATATATTCAATATCGGCAATTTCTCCTAAATTTTGTGCACCTGGTAATGTTTCAATTGGACTTGGTGTCGCCGGGTCTCTAACAGGAATAAAATAATCTTGGTCAACCGCCATCTGATTAAATCTTAAATCAACATTACCTGTATTTTTATCTACAACTTGGTCTCTTTTAAATTTATTTGCAACACGTTGTACATACGCTTCTACGTCCTTATCATCCATATTTCCAACGAATACTTTAAATACTCTTCTTTCAGGTGCTCTTGATGTTCTATAAATTAACATCGCGTCTTCGGATAACAATAATTGTTTCCAAATACGTCTAGCCTTTTCTAACATTGAAGTTCCGTATGGAAGTTTTCTATCATCACCTAATAATCTAAAATGAGCAATTTCCCAAGAATTAAATTCCATATCCTTGGTTTTCCATTTAAATCTTAATCCTTTATGTTCTTGTGGTTCTTCTAATTTTGATGATTTTGCCGGCATTCCCCTTTCTAAACGTTCAATCTCAATGTTTGGTAATTGCATACATCCAATTATACCTTTTTCAGGATCTAATTTAAGATATACGAAGTTATCACCATATTTACAAGTATTTCTAATCCACATTGGTAAATTGGTGTTAAGATCTAAAACATTATTAAATAAGTCGGCTAATATTGATTTAATTCTTTTTGATTCCGAATAAATCTGTAACATATAACCATTTTGGTTAACGGTTGTAGATTCTTCCGCATAAATGTCAAGCGCTGCCGATATCTCAGGAGTATATTCCATAGATTCATAATCATAAAATGATGCTAATCTTGTTGGTTCATAATAAACTGCTTGAGTATACAAGTTACTCTCAATTTTAGCCCATTGATTTGATAGAAAGAAGGTTTGTTGAGCTTCTAATTTTTCTCTTTCATATTCTTGTTTTGAAGTGGTTTTAAGTAATTGTTCTTTGTCAAACTTATATACGGGGTAATCTTGATTTAACAAAGCGTTAGGTCCCATAGCCCTTTGTAATCTTTGCCAAACCGTTAAGTTTTGATTATTATTATTCTCCATATCGTAATTTTAATTATAAATACCTATAATTAAATAGTTTTATTTTATAAATAATATCTGGTATTTAAACTACCTCTAAAAACGGCGGCACTATCTAATGGAGTTATACATAACCACATCTCATCTAAAGTTCCGTTAACATTTGACCCAATTCTTACTTGATTATCATTAAAAGATAATGTAGTTGGTATTGATTGGTCAGCACCCCCAACAAATGAATTTAAAATATATCCTGATGAAGTCACGGTGTTAGTTCCACCTGTACCTAAAGAGTATTCAAATGGTGAATTTGGTATGCCAATCCAAGTCGGGGTATAACTCAAAATAGGATTAAATTCTACCGTAACCATAAAATCCCGTTTACCAGAACTAGCGTTTAAAATTGAACTATCAATTAATTCAGAAACTACAGATTTATACGATTGTTTTAGTCTAACTCCGATAAATGGATAATGAGTGTTAGAATTTAAGTTTGTACTACCTGTATGTGAAATTGCTGTGGTTGAGAATAATCCATTTAAAGCACCTTCAGTTGATACTTGCGAACATATCATATCCAAATATCCTGTCCCACCACTTGACCTAATTTCATATCTAATTGGTTGATTTGGTGATGACATATAAACGGTGTCTTTGTTGTTTGCCGCGGTATAGTCCAGGAAATAAATTGTTTGACCCGATAACACCATCCCAAATCTCATTCTTCCAACACCTAACCATTGATAATCAACGGTCATTAAATTTGATTTAGACCAATCAAAATCATTAACGTTAAACTCTGTTTGATTCCAAGTACTTGTATCAGCACTATAAGAACAAGAACCACTTAAATAAATGTTAAAAGTAATTGCACTTGTAATACCATTACTTTCCAAAAAGAACCCATCAAATACTGAATCGTATGGAGCAACACTTGTTGATGTAAAACACCCAACTCTTTTAATTACATTCGATTCTATTTCCAAATTTGAAAAACTCCCTTCAAATAACTGACTTTTTCCTGGTTGATATATCGGGTGTGTCTTTGTTTGTCTAATTACATAATCACCAGAAGTTCCTGCTGACATTCTAACCCTAGCGTATTGTTGACTAAAAATTGATGTAGCTGTTCCATCTGTAACCTCACTAATCTGTAGTGGATTTTTATCGTATACGTGTTTTATATCGACTAAATTTTGAACCGCCGCAGTTCTTAATCTTCCAAACGCATCCAAATTTGGACTATCGGAATATGCTATTTTATTGTTAAAGATGTAAGACATTTATTAATTATTTTATTTTGTTTATATTATCCACCAATTATTATTTCTCGCAACTAAAGTTAATGACATATAGTTTGTGTTCATATC